TTGTAATTGGATTTGTCGTTACGTGGATAATTCTAGCCATGTTGCCCCGAGAAACTTCATGCAAGTGAAGGATCAACAAGTTTGCTTTAGTGCATTTTCTCCAGCAGAGAATAAACAACTAATGGAATCTGTTGACCAATGTCTCTTTGATTATGTTAGCGAATATCCATATCTTACTAACTTTAATTATGTGAGTGCATTAACACTAGTGCAAAAAACTGAACCAACACAAGGTTATCATCTTTTTCATGGTGAGAATCTAAACTGGGACGTTCAACACAGAACCATTGCCTGGATGGTTTATTTGAATGATGTCAAAGAGGGTGGTGAAACTGAGTTTCAATATCAGAAGCGAAGAGTTCGCCCAAAGAAAGGAACTGTTCTTATCTGGCCTGGAGGATTCACTCATCTCCATAGAGGCAACCCTCCGCTAAGTGGTGATAAGTATATTGCTACTGGTTGGTATCAAGGATCAATTGGTTTGCGTGAGGTACATACTGCTGGGATCAATGACAGAAAACAAATTAAAGATAAATGAATATACTTTTAATGATCAGTTTTACAACTATCTTATAGAGTATTCAAGAGAATCCGATTATAAGTGGGGAGAGACTGAATCTTATCTGCAAACAGGATATCTCGCTGGAACACCAGTAAAACCATCTGCAATGGTTCATGAAATTGATCCATCTTCTGAAGTCCATAAACATGTGGATATAAGAATCAAAGAATTGTATCCAGATCTAACTGGATATCAATCTATGAGAATGTATATTAATTGCTTTGCTCCTAGAGAGTATAGTAATTTTCATACAGATGGCAATTGCAAAACAATTTTAGTATATCTTGCCGATAGGCCTTGGGATCCTTCCTTCTGTGGAGAGACCCAATTTTTGTATGAGGACTTTTCTATACAAGGAGTCGCTCCTATACCAAATAGATCTATATGTTTTGATGGAATGATACTGCACAAAGCAGTTGCTTACAAAGAAGACTATAGATTTACTCTAGCAATTAAGTATGTGTCAGGGGTTGCATAAAACCCCTAGACATAATATAATAAATACAACGCAGTACGTTATTAAAACATGACGCAACAAAAAACAGCATTGGTTCTCGGTGCTGGTGGTTTCATTGGAAGTCATATGGTGAAACGTCTGATCCAAGAAGGTTATTGGGTCCGAGGTGTTGATATTAAATATCCAGAGTTCTCTGAAACTATGGCACATGAATTTGTTGCTGGAGATCTTCGGGATCAAACTCTTGTAGAAAGTATTCTTTCAGTTAATAATACTTCTTTTGATGAGATCTATCAGTTCGCTGCTGATATGGGTGGTGCTGGTTACATCTTTACTGATGAACACTCCGCAGATATTATGCATAATTCTGCTAGTATCAATCTAAATGTATTGGATAGACAAAAGAAAATTAATGATGCTCTTGGAGTAAATAAGACTAAGATTTTCTACAGCTCTTCTGCATGTATGTACCCAGAGCGTAATCAATTGGACCCCAACAACCCTGACTGCCGTGAAGAATCTGCATACCCAGCAGCACCAGACTCTGAATATGGATGGGAAAAACTCTTCTCTGAGAGAGTATATTTTGCTTACAATAGGAACTATGGTATTCCTATTCGTGTTGCAAGGTATCACAACATCTTTGGTCCCCAGGGGACCTGGGACGGTGGAAAAGAGAAAGCTCCAGCTGCAATCTGCCGTAAAGTCGCTCTCCTCCCAGAGGTCGGTGGAGGCATCGAGGTGTGGGGAGATGGCTTACAAACTCGTTCCTTCCTGTTCATTGACGAATGCATTGAAGCAACTCGACGACTGATGGATAGTGACTTTATGGGTCCTGTTAATATTGGATCTGAAGAGATGGTTACTATTAATGAACTGGTGCAGACTGCTGCCAAGGTTTCTGGTAAAGTAGTGACAAAGTTACACAAACTCGACGCACCTTTGGGTGTTCGTGGACGTAACTCAAATAATGATCTAGTTCGTGAGAAACTAGGATGGGATTATTCTCAAACTCTTGAGGAAGGAATCCGCAAAACTTATGAGTGGATCTCTGCTCAAATTCAAACCCGTAAACTACCTGAACGTGAACTGACCAATGTCTGAAACTATTACTAAAGTACCTGACACTACAATTGTTCTCAAGAAATCTGAGATTAGAAACCTAGATGTCTTTGAACTTGAAAGTATATCTTTGAATGCTAATGACTGGCTCTCTGCTGGTCAGTCCGAATATCGTCTCTATGCATATCTCTCTACCTGTTTCAATGATTCTGTTATCCTTGATGTAGGTACTCGCGTCGGTGGATCTGCCCTTGCACTTTCCTATAACGAAAACAACCGTGTCATTAGTTATGATCTGGTTGAGCAAGGCGCATCTAAAATCGTGAAGGACAACATTGAATTTAAGATTCAAGACTTCCGTGAAGATGAAACTCTAAACTATGATGAGATCTCCATCATTATGATTGATGTTGATCCACATGATGGTGTTCAAGAAGTTGAGATGATGGAGTTCCTGAACGACAAAGGATGGAAAGGTATCATTCTTCTAGATGATATTGGTCCTGGTTGGCCTGAAGTTCAGGATATGTGGGATGCAATTGAAGATCCTACGATTGATGTAACTGAAGTTGGACATATGAGTGGAACTGGACTAGTAAACTTTGGATCTAAGCATACTGTTGGTTGGGAATGAAAATTACTATTTTGGGATCTTCGGGTCAGATCGGTGCATATTTGACTCAGTATTTGAAGGTCAAAGGACATGATGTAATTGAGTTTGATAAAGTCAATGCAGACTATCAGGATATGACTCGTATTCCTAATGTCTGCTTGCAGGATGTATTGAAAGATACAGATTTTTGTTTCTTTCTTGCATTCGATGTTGGTGGATCTCACTATCTGAAAAAGTATCAACATACATTTAAGTTCCTTGATAACAATTCAAGGATGATGTGTAATGCTTTCCAATATATTGAGAAGTATAAGGTTCCTCTCGTATTTGCTTCATCTCAGATGAGTAGTATGAGTTACTCTCCTTACGGAGTTATGAAGAGAGTTGGTGAACTATATACTGAGTCCCTGGGTGGCAAGATTGTTAAATTCTGGAACGTATATGGTATTGAAAATGACATGGAAAAAGCTCATGTCATTACAGACTTTATCGATAAGGGATTTAGGAATGGTGTCATTGATATGATGACAGATGGTACAGAACAACGAGAGTTTCTCTACGCAGAAGATTGCTGTGAAGCTCTTGAGGCAGTCATGGAAAATTACGATGACTTCACCTCTACTGACCCTCTTCATATTACTTCTTTTATTAGTACAAGTATTTTGGAAATCGGAAAGATTATTCAAGATCTATTTGGTGCTGATGGTAGAGAAGTACAAGTCATTCCTGCAGAGTCGAAGGACACTGTTCAGAAAGATGCTCGCAACCAGGCAGATACCTTTATTACTAAGTGGTGGAAACCAAAAACTAGTATCAAAGAAGGTATTGAAAAAGTCTATAGAGAAATGAAGCATTGCCATGAGTAACGGATTTAAGAAATCACTAACGAGAGATAATGGATTAGGTAATACTGATACTACAGTCCTGTCTCCAGATCAAAAGTTTCCAATCAATTTAATTTGTAATGATGATTTGGAACCCTCTACATCTGCAAACAACAGATCTGTCTATACCCGCTGGGTTCGTGATGGATCTGGACTCTGCAATCTGTATGTCAACCATAGAGCTTTAGAAGTCTTAGAAGATACTAGTGATCTTCCTAAGTTTATTTGGTTGCTTGAGTCTAGAGAAATCATTCCCGATCAGTATAAATTTATCGAAGACAACTACGATTTTGTTGCTAGTCGGGTAGATGGTATTTTTACTTGTGATCAAAGACTTACTGAGGAGTCTGGTCCAGAAGGTAAATTTCTTTACTGTCTTTCTAATGCCGCTCCTTGGATTATGGATAGACAGATCTATGATAAGTGCAAACTAGTTTCAATGGTTGCATCTAATAAGGGATATACTCTGGGACATCAACGTCGTCTCAAAGTAGTTCAAGAATACTTTAATAAGTATGGTGGCGACGATCTTTTTGGTTGGGGACTTCCACAGGAACTTCCACTTAAAGAAAAATCTAGAGCACTTGCAGACTACTTGTTTTCTTTTGCTGTGGAGAATGCAAACTATCCAACGTACTTTACAGAGAAACTGACTGATTGTTTTGCTTGTGGAACTATTCCTGTGTATTATGGCACAGCGGGAGTTGCACAGTATTTCAATCATGAAGGAATAATCTTTCTCGATCAGGAAAATCCTTGGGAAAATATTCCTTGGGACAAGTTGACTCAGGAATACTACCTATCGAAGAAAGATGCCATCGCAGAGAACTTCAAAATCGCTACAGAGATGCGAGTTGCAGAAGACTATATGTATGCGAACTACTTAAACCAATTAGATCCCCTTAGAAATCAAAGAGCTGTAACAGTATGACAACCACAGTAAATAGAAACGGTTGGGAAGCCGAAGATCAAATTGCAGATGAGTATCTACGTGCTTGTGTTGAAGCAGTAGAAGATGATTCTTCTTTTGAAGTATTCAAATCCAACCCTGAATATACAACAATTTTAGAACATGTTCTTAAGGAACAGGGACAGTCATATTTGAATATGGCTCGTGAGATGAATGAGGAAGCTCTTGAGGAAAACCTTGAGGGATTCCGAGAAAATGATAAGTATGGTTCCCCAAACAAACATGTTTATCCTGGTATTGATGGTCAGATCTCACCCACCACTCTAAGGTATATTAAGAATACATTTGAGATGGCTTTTCTGATTAATGATGCGCCTATCAATCGTATTGTTGAAGTTGGTGGAGGGTATGGTGGACTATGTAAAGTTCTCAGCACTGTTTGTGAGTTCGATGAGTACATTCTGATTGACCTTCCAGAGGTTAGTGCTCTACAAAGAAAGTACATCGATCAGTTTCCTGATCTCAAAGACAAAGTAAAATGCATTCCATGTACTGAGTATGAAGAGATTGCGGACATTGATCTCTTCATCAGCAATTATGCTTTGTCTGAGTGCAGTCTTGAAGTCCAAATGGAATACTATGACAAGTTGGTTACCAATACTAAGTTTGCTTATCTTATCTACAATCTTGTCAACTTTAATGATTTCCACTATAATGACTTCATCGACAAGATGAAGGAAACTTTTACCTTCGACGTTGGTAGAGACTACGAAAACACTGTTATTCTAGCTACAAAAAAAGATGAATCGAATCCCTGATTATATGAAACTTACATGCGATATCGTCGCATGGATGTGTGATTATTGTAGTTCAAGCAATATCAAATCTTTGGTAGTCGGAGTATCTGGTGGTATTGATTCCGCAGTCTCCTCTACCCTTGCAGCAAAGACTGGTCTTCCAGTCTATGCAGTTGGTATGCCAATCAACCAAAATAGTGAACAGGAAACATTATCTGATGCTCATCTTTTATGGTTGAAAAATAACTATCATAATGTAACAGTTCTGAAAGCTGATCTTTCGGAAGTGTTTGGAAAGTTTATTGAGACTATTGGTAATGAATTTGGTATGGAGTACTCTGTTAATAAGATGGCAGGTGCTAACAGTCGATCACGACTCCGCATGATTACTCTATACCAGGTTGCTGCATCTGTAGATGGTATCGTTGTTGGTACTGGTAACAAAGTAGAAGACTATGGAGTTGGTTTTTATACTAAGTATGGTGACGGTGGCGTTGATATTGCTCCGATTGCTGATCTTTATAAAACAGAAGTAAGAGAACTTGGACAATTTAATGGAGTAATTCCTGAGATTGTCAACGCAAAACCTACTGATGGTTTATGGGACGATGGACGCACTGATGAGGACCAGATTGGTGCATCTTATGCAGACTTAGAACATGCCATGGAATATGGCAATGGTCCAGCAGTTCGTATTCTCCATGACTTCAACTGCAAAAACAAGCATAAAATGCTTCCCATCCCTACATTTAATTTGGTTAACAAGAAATGAGAATCGGTGTCATTGGTGCAGGTCGTCTAGGAATCTGCTTCGCTCTTCTTTGTGAAGAGAGTGGACATTCTGTCATTGTTTCTGACGTGCAATCAAAATACGTCACTCAACTGAACAGTCGTGAAATTTTTAGTAACGAACCTGAAGTTGAAGATCTTTTAATGAGAGCTGAAAATTTTCAGGCTACGGTCAATAACCAAGAAGTTATTCGTTCATCAGATCTTATCTTTACATTTGTCCCCACTCCTTCTCTTTCAGACGGCAGTTATGATTGTCAGTGTGTGGATATGGTTGTGGAGGATCTGCTAAAATCTCCTGACTTGCAAGATAAAGTTTTTGTTATTGGGTCTACAGTTAATCCTGGGTACAGTGATACGGTCCAGGATCGTCTTAAAGATCGTGGCATCTCTGTGTATTATAATCCAGAGTTTATTGCACAAGGAACTATCATTCGTGATATGAAAGGTGCTGATATGATTCTCTGTGGAGGAGATGACTCTAGAGGATTTGGTGAGATTCAAATGATCTATGAGGACATTCAGGATAGTGATGTTCATTTCTATCCAATGTCTCGTAAGGCTGCAGAGATCACTAAAATTGGTGTGAATTGTTTCCTTACATATAAGATTAGTTACGCAAATATGATGGGTCAAATTCTTTACAACTCTGGTTGTGGAGATGAGATTGATAATGTTCTTACTGCTGTCGGAGATGATACTAGAGTTGGAAGTAAATATCTAGGTTATGGATTAGGCTTTGGTGGTCCTTGTTTGCCCCGAGATAATCGTGCATTGGGACACTACGCTAAGACTGTTGGTCTTGAGTATAATCTTCCTGATGTAACTGACGAGTTTAATGATGCACACTCCAACTTCATCAAGCGATATTGCATTGAACAAAATGTAAACAATCTCCCCTTCTTCATTGAGAGTATTGCATTTAAGAAAGGATCTGATATGACAGTAGAGAGTCCCCGATTCTTGCTGGTTGAAGATTTGTTGAAAGATGGGTATACTGTTTATGTTCAGGAGATTGAAGATCTAATTGAGCAACATGAAGATGAACTGATTGATCTTTATGGAGACAGTATAATCTTTGTTAAGAACCCTGCAGAAATTCACGAACCGTTTTGGAGGATTGACCTTTGACCATTAGTTATAATCGCCTAGGAAGTAATGGAAGACTAGGTAACCAGATGTTTCAGTATGCCTCCTTGCGAGGCATTGCTGCTTATAATGGATATGATTGGATGATTCCTCCTGATGATACTAATCATCGGGATAATTATGGTTTGTTTGAGACCTTTGAAATGGTTCATTGTAAACCAGAGAATTTTGGAATTACTAACTTTCCTAACGTAGGGGAGTCCACACATGCTTTCGATGATAAATTATATTATACGAAAGATAATGTAAATATCGATGCATATTTACAGTGTGAAGATTACTTCTTACATATAGTAGATAATATTCATGAGGACTTCACTTTCCGCTCGGATTATTTGGATCCTTGTAATGAGTTGGTTAACTCTTTTGACTGTGATCCCATTTTTATACATGTCCGACAGGCAGATAACATCGGCAGGGAAGAGTTCCATCCTATTCTTCCGATCAGTTATTATGAGGAAGCGTTAACTCACTTCCCTAAAGATACTCCATGTTTTGTATTCACTGATGATATTGGCTGGTGCAAACAACAGTCATTCTTTAGTGATGATCGATTCATGTTCAATGAAAACAATGAAAGGTATCCGTATCAGACTATTGATGGTACTGGTAAGATGCAGAATACTCTTCTCCCACAGGTTGATCTGTGTTTGATGAGTCTTTGTTCTGGTGGCATCATTGCAAATAGTTCTTTCAGTTGGTGGGGAGCTTGGTTGCAGAATGATCGTGGAAAAATTGTTGCTCCTAATCCAGAGAAGTGGTTTGGGTCTTCTATGACTCACCTAGATACTTCTATGATCGTTCCTGCACGTTGGGAAACTTTAGATTGGAGTAAGTGAAATGGCTATTACATTTAAGGGACTCGGTAATGAAGGTCGGCTGGGTAACCAGATGTTTCAGTACGCTTTTGTTCGCGGAGTTGCAGACAATAGGGGATTTGAGTGGTTTGTTCCTGGACCAGATGCAGATCGACTAGACAACTATGGTCTATTCGATTGTTTTGAACTGACTAATTGTGATCTGGAAAAAAATATTGGAGAGTATTTTATTGCCAATAGGGTAGAATATCGTGACATGCATTTCAATGAACAAATTTTTAATGAATGTTCCGATGATTCAGACTTCTCTGGTAACTTTCAGACAGAGCGATACTTTGAGAAGATCACTGCTTCCATTCGCGAAGATTTTACTTTTAAGGAATCTTACCTAACACCTTGCCAAGATTATATTGATTCTCTTGGTGGACGTGAGGGATGTATTTTTCTACATGTTCGTAGAGGTTCTCCGAATCTTACTGGAAGGAGAGGTGAGAAATGGTCTTATCAAATGGTACAAGAATATCATCCATTGTGTAAGGAAGAATATTATCTCGAAGCTTTGAAAGAGTTTCCAGAAGATAAAAATATTATTGTCGTATCTGATACCATTGACTGGTGTAAAGAACAACCATGGTTACAAGGTGATCGCTTCCACTTCTCAGATTCATCCTACGAAGAGTTTGGTGATGGTGCTTCTGTGCCATACATTGATCTCTGTTTAATGAGTCTTTGTGGAGGGGCAATCATCGCCAACTCATCTCTGTCTTGGTGGGGAGCATGGTTGCAGAACAACACAGGAAAGGTAGTTGTACCCGATCCCTGGTTTGGATCTGCATATGCCCACTACGATATGAAGGATATGATCCCAAAGAGATGGGTCAAACTTCATAATGATCCAACACCTGTGACTCCCGAATGAAAGATTTAAGTTATCTATTGCCTTGTAGAATCGAATCTGATGACCGTCTTCGTAACGTAATTACATCAGTATCGTATCTACTCAAGAACTTTCCTGAGGCCAAAGTTTTAATTAAAGAAGTTGATACCAAATCACAATTTATTGAGTTCGCTCTTCCTCAAATCAAGAAGTACGTTGGTGACATCGGTCAACTGAAACATAGTTTTGAGAAGAGTGATGAAAAATTCTTCCATAAGACTAGAATTCTAAATGATCTATGTGTAGCAGCTGAAACTCCAATCATCTATAATCATGATGTTGATGTAGTCCTACCAAAAAATAGTCATGAACTTGCCTATCAAGGAATTACACAAGAAGGATCTGATGTTGTTTATCCTTTTGGATGCGGGATCTATCAGTGGGCTGTAAACTATTCCGACAAGTTGTTAGATAAGTTTCTTTCCTCTCACGATGGAACAGATTTTGATCTGAGTGTTCTTGATAGTAACAAACAACGTATCCCTTCTTCTATTGGATGGGGTCAGATGATTACAAAAGCTGCACAGGTTTCCGCTGGTATGTGGAACGAAGAGTTTATTTCTTGGGGTGCTGAAGACTGTGAGTTCTATTATCGACTCAATCTTTTTGGGTTCAAAGTAGGCAGAGTCATTGATGACATCTATCATTTTGAACATGGTAGAACGTTCAACTCACACTACCACAATCCTAAGTTTCAAGATAATGATCGACTATGGAACTGGATTCGTACACAAAGTAAAGACAGTTTGACTCAATATTATTCAAAATTAGATTACATTAAACGTCGGGGAGAAGAACTCAATGCTAGCCTTTAATCAACTTGGAAACTTAGGAAGACTGGGTAACCAGATGTTCCAGTATGCAGCAGTCAGAGGTATTGCTGCAATGAGAGGATACCAATTCGGTATTCCTCCACATGATGCAAAACGTGTTGATAACTATAGTCTCGGTAGAGCATTCAAGTTGGAATCGGTTGGTTCCTCCAACCTACATGTTCTTGATCGTGGACATGCTCCAGTAGTTGTTGAAAAACATTTCCACTTCGACGAAGAACTGCATAGAATGTGTCCGAATGACGTTAGTTTATTTGGATTCTTTCAGTCGGAGAAATACTTCGCCAACATTAAGGATGAGATTCTAAGAGATTTTACTTTCCATGATTCAATCCTGGATCCCTGCAAAGAGATGGTCGATTCGCTGGATCAAGCACCTCTCTTTCTTCATGTTCGTAGGGGGGATCCTAACCTTGTCGATGCTAGGGGATTTAAGTGGTCGTACACACAATGTTCGTCGCAACATCCCCCACAACCGATTTCCTATTACGAGAAAGCTCTGAAGTATTTTGATGATGATCAACCTGTTGTTGTCTGTTCAGACTCTCCAGAATGGGTCAAGGAACAGGAGTTCTTTTCTCATGATAGGTTCTTAGTCTCTGAACCTCAAGACAAGTATTCAGATGGATCCTGGGAACCTTTCGTGGACCTTTGCATCATGAGTCTATGTTCTGGTGCAATCATTGCCAACTCATCTTTATCTTGGTGGGGAGCATACCTCCAGAATAATAGAGGTGCAGTTGTTGCACCTGAAATGTGGTTTGGACCAGACTATAAAGATAAGGATACCTCAGATCTTTATGCGGCAGGATGGATAAAAACTTAATCGTTATTGATAACTTTTTGGATCAACCAGATCTGATTAGACAAACAGCACTCACTTTGGACTACTCTCGTATTCCTAATGTTCCTGGACGTAGGAGTACTGCAGCTCTTGCTGGGGACTTATTTGATGAGGTTGATGCTAAATTTCAAAAGATTTTTGGCACCAAGATCATATGGACCTGGGATAATGATTCATTCCGTGTTCAATCTTGTGAAGAGAAAACAGAAACCTGGGTACATAGAGATGAGTGTACCAAATGGGCAGCTGTTCTTTACCTTACTCCCCATCCTGATGTGGACTCGGGGACAGGAATTTTTCATAGGGACAATGATGATGAGTGGGAAATGAATCTCGCGATAGGTAATGTCTACAATAGGCTGGTTGCATATCGAGGCAAATCGTTGTATCATAGGAGTATAGTTCCTGGATTTGGAACTACTCTTGAAACTAGCAGACTAACACAAGTATTCTTTTTTGATTTAGATCCCAATGGACAAGAATAAATCTACTTATAAATTGAAGGGGTTTGGTCCTCTCTATGTCATCAATCTTGATGGTCAACCAGAACGCTGGGAGTGGATGCAAGAACAACTTGACTATTGGGAGATCAAAGACTATACTAGAGTCTCTGCTTACGATGGTAGACCTGAGATTGGTGACGATCTCAGTGATATTATCCAAGGCAGATATCCTGATAACATGAGTCCTGGTGAGATTGGATGCGTCACATCTCACCTTCAAGCTATCAAACATTTCTATGAGGAAACTGATGAACCTTACGCAATCATCATGGAAGATGATTGTGACATTAGTACTGCTAGGTATTGGACATTCACCTGGAGACAATTCATCTCTAGGATTCCATACGATTGGGATGTTTGCCAGGTAGCAATCATTTGTCCTGGTGAATTGCATGTCAATATTCATCGTAGATTTGTCAATGACTTCTCTACTGCATGTTATGCCATAACTAGACATCATGCTAAGAAAATCATTGATCACCATTGTCGTGGTGAAAAATATAAACTGGACAACGGTGTAAAGCCTCGTCCAGTTGCAGACGATCTTATCTACAACTCTGGAGTTTCATATGCTGCTCCTATCTTTTTGTATAAGATCGAATTGGGATCTTCCATTCATCCAGAACATATTGAGATCTTCCATAGAGGATCTCATGACGGTCTCAGGAACCTCTGGGAGACCCGTGGCAGTGATCTAACTATCGATAAGATCACTGAGTATGATCCTTACCTTGGACGTGTTGCAGGACGAGATAGGGACACTGCCTAATCTCGCGCTTGACAAACTTCAAAATCTAAGGTAGTATAAATACTGAACCAACCTGTTTTATTACGGGTTGTAACAATTGGCACTGTGCCAGTTGTATACTTAACAACGAGACAAGTCGATGTCTCTATTCATCTGCGGGTAACCATTCCGCAAGTAACTAAAGGTATTCTTAAATGTTTAAATCTGTATTCGCAGCCTCCGCTGCTCTGTTCGCTTCTGCTGGTGCTGCCCTTGCAGGTCCCTACGTTAACGTAGAAACCAATGCTGGTTGGACTGGATCCAACTACAACGGTGCCGCTACTGACCTTCACGTGGGCTACGAAGGCGCACTGGGTGAGTCTGCATCATACTACGTCCAAGGCGGTGCTACTGTAGTCTCCCCTGACGGCGGCGAGAGCGACACCGTTCCTTCTGGTAAGGCAGGTCTTGGGTTCGCTGTTACCGATGCACTGGGTGCATATGGTGAAGTCTCCTTTGTCGGTTCTGGTGACGAAGATCTCGACCGTGGATACGGCGGTAAGGTGGGATTGAAGTACAACTTCTGATCTTCCAGATAAAATAAACATCTAGATGTTTGGGGACTCTGACGAGAGTCCCTTTTTAATGCCCAGTAATATATACTATTGATGTATTTGTAATGAACACACCAGTGATTAAATTTCTATGGAAAGGTTTTAATCATCCAGTTACTTACCTAAACCTTACGTTTGTTGGAATGTTATTCATGATTCAGTTCGTGCATACTAAAGCACACCTTACTTTGGAAGCAGACGTGCATGGTCATGTGTTTAGAACACTCAAAAAGAATCCAGAACTAGCTCGATCAACTTGTTACCAATTAGACTGAGTAATCAAATGAAAAAGAAAGTCAAAAAACTTGCTAAATGGTTTTATTCAAATACTGATAAGGGATATACGATTCCTAAAGACAAGTCACAAATTGATTGTACTCATGAAAATCTTTATGATATGATAGAAAAACTTCAGCATCAACTACAAATTATGGAGAGCCAACATATGGAATTGGTTGTGCATGTGGCTAGGATGGAATCTCAGTTAGATAATCAGATTAATAAATGAATTTTGTATATCAAAAAGAAGGTGCTTTATCTACAGAAGATTGTCTGAAGGTACTGGATTTTTTTGAAAAAAATAGTAATGAACATACCTTAGGAAAGGTTGCTGGCAATGAGATAGTATCTGATATTAAATCTAGTACCGATTTGAGAATGGATTTTCATGATGAGAGTATTGCCGATCTTATCATTGGAAAAGCAGTGTCTTTGGGAGCCCGTGAGTACATGGATTTTTGTATAGGCATCAATGCTATTGACACTCCGTGGGATGTAGATAGTTCGTATAATTTGCAGAAATATAATCCAGGAGAGGGATTCAAACAATGGCACTGTGAATCATCAGGATATGATTCCATAGGGATGAAGAGAATCCTTGCTTGGATGATTTATCTGAATGATGTTGACGATGGTGGAACTGAGTTTTTAAATCAAGATGCTGTTATAATAGCTAAGGCTGGTAAGTTATGTGTTTGGCCTGCGTTCTTTACTCATATCCATAGAAGTCAGGTTTCTAACACAAAAACCAAGTATATTGCGACAGGTTGGGCAAAGTACGTATAATTAGTAAGTAACACGTTAAATTTAATATGCCAAAAGGAAGTCTTGATAAGAACGAATTGTTATCGCATATCTATATTCTGAAACACCAGTTAGATGAAGAGAAAATTTCTAGTGGTGAGAAATGGAAAGGTCATCAGTACTTATCAAAGGTATTAGATAAAATTAGCGAATATAGGTATTGACAAAACTTTACGTTTACTATATACTATGTAAAGATTCATTGCGAAACGTATCATGACTGTAACAACTGAAGACGGTGGACGTACAAACATGTACGCCACTGAACCAAGAATGTATATCTCTGAGACTGACGCACAGCGTTATGGGTATGAGTCATATGCAGAGAAAGCAGAGAAACTGAATGGACGGACTGCTATGGTTGGATTTGTTGCTGCTGTTGTCTCTTATGCTTTCAGTGGTAGCGTATTCTTTTTTGGTGCGTTCGGATTCTAATGATTGAACTCCTCACGTACTATGTGATTGGTGGTGCTCTTATCATAGGACCACCAGCAATCTTTCTCATCATTGCTATGATGGGAGCTATCCAAAATACGAAAGGTCGTATGGTTGGATACAAAGACCACAAAGAGTATGGTGATAGTTCCATCTATGAGAACTCACCATCAGACCAAACTAAATTTTATCTTACACTTGGAGAAAACTCATGAACGAAAACGCAGAATGCATTAATGGTTGGGCAGCAATGATCGGAGTCATTGCAGCAATGGGTGCTTAT